GATTTTGATACTATAGTAGTAGATAGTTGGATGGACAATAACTTTGATAATATAAAGTTTCCAGCTTATGGCTTACTAACAGCTCATGGAATAAAGGGCGGTGGAATTAATATCTTTAGAAAGAAAATGGAATTTGAATTAGAATTAATTATGGATGCATATAATAAAACATGCGAACAAGCAGTTGAGGCATATGAACATATTACTAAAGGTAATAAGAAAAAAATGATTACCTTATTAGAAAAAATTATTGCTGATGTAGACAGACTAAAACTAAATAACAAATCAGCTAGATTACCTAGAGCTAAAAAGCCAAAGAGCTCAGATTCACAGGTATCTAAATTACAGTTTAAGGAAAATGATGTTGAAAGTAAACTAACATCTATTAATCCTATAATGATTCCTGGTAAAGAACGATTGTTTGTATATAATACTAAAACAAGAAAGCTTACAGAGTATTTGACCACAAGTACGAAAGGATTTGAGGTTGGTGGTACTTCAATTAAAAACTTCTGCGACAAGAGTAGCCGAACAGCTAAACTTAGAAAACCAGAGGACATATTACCACACGTACTTACCCTCGCACCTACTAAGATTAATAAAAAGGTGTGGGACAATATAACAACTAAAGTAACAGTGCCTAATGGTAGAATCAATAAAGATTGTATTTTACTAAGGGTATTATAAAATTATGATTGAACAAAAAATAATGACAAAAAAGAGATTTTCCCAAGCAGTAGAAGAACTGGTAGCGGAAAAGAAATTAGATTATTTGGATGCTATGGCTTATGTAGTTAAGCAAAGAGGATTGGATATAAGGAATGTTCCAAAACTTTTAACACCATCGCTTAAAGAAAAACTAACTGCACAAGTATCTAAAGCTAATCTAATAAGAAATAAAAAAATTAATAAATTACCAATATAGGAGAAAATATGAGTAATGTTATAATTCCGTCGACTGACGCGGATAAAAAGAGGATTAAAGATTGCGTTATCGAAATCTCTAATTCAATGACTAGAGTTGCAGCAGAAAAAGCCTTCATAAAGGAAGCAATCTTAAGCTGTTGTGATGATGTAGAAATTGATAAAAAGCATCTAAGAAAGATGGCAACAATTTATTATAAACAAAACCTTTCAGAAGTAGTAGGTGAAATCGAAGAAGTAGAAGCATTATACGAAAATGTTATACAATAGATTGAGATCTGCAGCTTATGGCGAAGGTAGAAGATACTTTAGTTGGTGGTTACATGTTTGGTGTAATAGATGAATGATCCTTTCGAATCATATAAATTGTATAACGCATTAAAGCTACATTTTGAATCTAGCTACGATGCAATAAAATATAATTTTAAAACATCAGTTACGCCTAATAGTTTTTACAAACGAAAGGATAAATACTTCTTTGCCAAATTGGCTAAAAAGTATAACGGCAATTTAAAAGATTTTTATATCTCGCAATTTATCAATACCGAAAAATATATCGGTGATATGATGGATAGCGAAGCTGATCAAAACTATATGAAATATAAAAAAATTAAAGAAAGTATTCATAGAGTGTTTTCAGTTGATATAAATAGAATAAGAGAAGAGAATGTACCATTTGACGATATGTTTAAAGCCGTTAATGGACAACATCCTCTTATCGTAAAGTTATGGATGCAAGAAGAAATCAGTTTAGAAACTGTTGTAATTCTTAATTCTATATTTGGGTTTATAGATCGTGAATCTAAGAACATATCAGATACCATTATTTGGCCTGATACTCGTAGATTAATCGATAAGTATACGCCCTTTGTAAGTTTCGATACTAGCAAGTGTAAACACATGTTAGTAAACAAATTTACATAAAATATTATATTATGGATAAAGTGGATAATTCAGTAAATACGACGAAATATGGAGAAAATAATATGTCATTTGCAAACTTAAAGAGCTCACGAGGCTCGTCAATCGACAAACTCGTTAAAGCTGCGGAAGCAGTATCCACGCCAAAAACAGAATCAAACTCTTATGATGATGATCGTTTTTGGAAACCTACCAGAGATAAAGCGGGCAATGGATTCGCAGTGATCAGGTTCTTACCAGCACAAGAAGGTGAAGATCTTCCTTGGATAAGATACTGGGATCACGGATTCAAGGGGCCTACAGGTCTATGGTATATAGAAAACTCTTTAACCTCTATTGGACAACAGGATCCAGTGTCTGAGATGAACTCAGTGCTTTGGAATTCTGGTAGAGACGAGGATAAAGCTATCGCAAGGGAAAGGAAAAGACGTTTACATTATGTATCAAACGTGATGGTCGTTTCTGACCCATCTAACCCAGAAAATGAAGGAAAGGTATTCCTATACAAATTTGGTAAAAAGATCTTTGATAAAATCATGGATGTTATGCAACCACAATTTGCAGACGAAGAGCCAGTAAATCCTTATGACTTTTGGGAAGGTGCGGACTTCAAAATTAAAATCAGAAAAGTGGAAGGTTGGATTAACTATGATAAATCAGAGTTTAGTGCAGCAACACCACTTCATGGTGGAGATGAAGAAAGGTTGGAAGAAGTATATAACAAGCTTCATTCATTACAGGATTTCTTAAAGCCTGAGAACTATAAAACATACGATGAATTGAAAATGAAATTGAATAGAGTTCTTGGAGTTGATGCTGGAGTAACTATGGAAACTCCACAGCCAGCACCTGTTGTTGAAGAACCAGTTATGGCGACTAACAACTCACCGATGGTTGATACACCAACGGATGATAGTTCATCTGATGAAGATACGCTAAGCTATTTTGCTAAATTGGCAAACGAATAGTAGGGAGAGATCCTTTCAATAGGACACATCCTTATAGAATAAAATAGAATATGTTTTTTCAAGGTCTCGAAAGGGACCTTTTTTTTATCTAGCGTATGACCTTGCCATTTGTTGAGCAATTGTATCTCTACTTGATAATACAGTTACTCTATTAGATTCATTACGCGATTGGTTAACGTTTTGTTGTGTGATTACTTTAGTTTCTTTTGGTGGTGTTATATTAGCTAGTGCATTATCAGTTGATAGTTCTATCATTTCAGTACCTGGTCCGGCCATATTTAATTCTTGTTGTTTTCTATCTTCTTCAGCTTTTCTAATTCTTTCTTCTTCAGCTTTTATATCTAACTCTGCCTTTTTCTTTTCAGCATTATCAGTTGACATTTTAGGTACTTTAGGTAACTCTACATCAAACCCTATAAAGCTTGCAATACCTTCTACAATACCAAATATAAAATTAACTATAGATCCGATTGCATTAACTACATGACCAAATGCGTCTTTTAAATGTGCAACACCTAACATTATAACATCTAATATTGAGGTAAAGCCCATAGCATCTTTAATCGCTTGTAACCCGAAGTATAGACCTGCAAACACTGCAGCAATTGCTAGTATAGGTAGTAATATTGGTGCCATTGCAGCTAAAACTGGTACCATTGCAGCACCAATTGCAGTTAAGCTTGCAAGCATTGATGGTATAAATGAACCCATCATGAATACTCTAAATACTTGGAATGCTGTAACCAATCCTTTAAATAGTTTCATAAAGGCTCCGCCTACAGCAGCCATCATTGATTTTAAATTGCCTATTAATGTAGGTACAAATGTGGTCCTTATAAAGAACCCGAAGGCCTTAAACATATCTACTAGTTTAGTAACCATACCCATCATAGCTGAACCTACAGAAGCCATCATGGATTTTAAATTTGATATAAGTGGAGTAACAAGAGATGTCTTCATGAATGTACCAAATGTAGTAAACATAGTTGTTAAGCCTCTGAATACTTTCATGAATTTAGCACCAACTGATTTCATCATAGATCTTAAATTAGCCATCATGTTAGCTACAAATTCTGATGCCATGAAAACTCTAAATGTAGTAAATGCAGTTTTTAAAGTTCTAATTACTCTTAATAGTTTAGGTAATGCAGCAATAATTCCTACACCAATTATAGCAGCAAAAGTACCAAAGTTTTTTGATATAGTTGCTCTCATTGATTCAAAATCACCAGTAACAAAATCTTGAATTACACTTACAATATCTTTAACAACATTGATAGCAGTATTTACTATTTCTGCAAAGGTTTCTGGTGAAAAGAATAGAGTTGCTAAACCTGCAATACCAGCTAAAAAGCCAGCTGTCTTAGCAGCTTTACCACCAAAGTCTGATACACCATCAGCAATTTTTGTAAGAGTAGAATTAGCTTCATCTTGTTTTGCAAGTGCTTCTCTTTTATCTTCTTCTGATTGTATAGCGTCTTGTGCAGCTTCTACTTGCTGACGAGCAAGTTCAATAGCTTCTTGATCGCCACTGGCCATTGCGTCTTGTAAAGATTTTTGTGAAAGTTTAAAATCTTCGCCTAATTGCTGTATTAACGGGTCTCCAGCTTGAGTTGTCATTTGTAAACTTCTCAATTTCTTCTGAGTTTCATTATCATTTTGAGTTTGAAGATCAATCGTAGTAGTTTGGTCTTTAATCT